CGCGGATCTGAGGTCCCCGTTCCGCATTGCTGCGGTGGTACCCCTTTGTGAGTTCGAGACTCTGACTTCTAGACTGTGACGGGTCTAGGAGGTCCGAGTGGACAGCTCCCGAAGGAACTATTCGCACATGTGGACCGGTTGATGTGCAGAGAGACATAAGATCTCTCTCATCATACAGTGGCTCTGACGAATCTACCAGCCTCCTTCGGGAGGAAAACTGGAAGTTTCTGCTCCTTTGGTAACAAACACAAACATATGATATGAAAAGTAAATTACATTTACCATCATACCTCATATATAAGCGTTTGCTAGTCGAGGGAACAAAACTGATCGCCCTTGAAAATGAAAATTTTCAAGCTATCACTATGAATTATGCCTGGCAAATTGCCGAGATTATACTTCATAGAGATAGAAAGGTCACCAATAAGATGAGAGCTTTCTTTCGCTTCACAAAATACCTCGTCTTTCTTAATAAGAAAAACGGGGCACTTTATGTCGTGAAATATCTTAAAGCTTCTCTCCTAGCCATTCAAAGGGCAATAGCCGGAAATCCAGTATCTCAACTTCGTGAAATTGAGCCTGATTTCCGTCTCCCTCGGTTAACGAAAGGTATCCCATCTATTATTGGATCAAGAGATCGCCGAGCTATTTTAGCTGGGTCGAAATCTGTGATTCAATTTTATTTGAGTATCTTCGCTCTTTTCAGAGTGATAGAAGCTCCGGTAAAACCGAAACTTTCTACCATTACCGATGGATTTAGCGGTAACCTTCTGTTTTTACAGGAGTCGTTGGGGTTTTACTACAATGTAGTGAACCTTATTAGATGTCCTAAACAGATGGCTAAAGCTAAGCTATTATTCTTAGAAACTTCTTCTCCCTCTAATACTCTCTTCTCTTGGCAGTCGTGAGGTTACGACGCAGCCCTCATTCGAGGGAATCCTGCGATGTGGTCTCACTTTAAAAAGTGACTAGAGCTGACTCAAAATGATCAGCTTCTAGGTATACTGAAAACTTCCTTGAGAAGGGTTCCGGTTCAATCCAATTGAATCTCTTATGTTTCTAAAGTTACTGGTCAAGTATTTAATACTTGAAAAGAGCTTTATTATCATTTGGAGGTCAATGGTTTGAGCAGGATACCGATCGTCCAACACGGACATCATCTTGTGATGTCAGCGCTATCAGAAAGAGGTTGATATCTTCCTGATTCAGAGTTAGCCAAACAGTTCACCGAGGTCAAACGCTCCCGTACAGGAGTGAAAGGCCTTCGTAGTGAAGATGTTGTGGTTGAATTCAAGGATAAGTCTACGGGTGTAATATACACTCGTGAACAACTCCAAGAACTCTGAGGTACATCAGATTTAAAGACTATCATTGCTAACAATTATATTGTTAACGATGTTCGTCAATATTCCGATGTTGCCCCATCTGGTGCGCTAGGACGTCTGAGTTTTAAAGTAGAGGCTGCTGGTAAATTGAGGGTTTTTGCGATGGTTGATATCTGGACTCAGTCCATTTTCAAACCATTACATGACCTTCTTTTTGAGATCCTGAAGAACATTCCTAATGATGCCACTTTCGATCAAGATGCTGCCTTTAAACGGGCGATATCTAAATCGAAAATTACTGGCCACTCTTTTGGATATGATCTTTCAGCGGCTACTGATAGACTCCCTATAGACTTGCAAGTTGCCATACTTACAGGTTTAATTGGGCGTCATCTAGCCTGCCTTTGGCGGGTCATACTGACTGAACGAGACTATGTTATCCCTTCCGATAATAAATTCGGAATTAAGGAAACATCAGTCCGTTATGCAGTTGGCCAACCAATGGGAGCTCTCTCTTCTTGAGCTATGCTCGCACTTTGCCATCATGCTATTGTCCAACACGCCTGAACTCTTATTGGAGGTCAGGGGTGGTGTACAGCCTATGAAGTTCTTGGAGATGACATTGTCCTCTTCAATCCCTTCTTGGCTAGCAAGTATGTTGAACTCATGGCCCATTTTGGGGTAGAGTTAAACATGGCAAAAAGTGTAGTTAGTTCATTAAAAGAACCGGTAGTGGAGTTTGCTAAGCGTACTTCCTTTAAGAGCTGTGATGTATCACCTATCTCGTTCAAGATGTTCCTTAATCAGGACTCTTTTGCGGGACGGCTCGCGACATTTGACTTTTTGGCTGAGAGATTACAATCTAAGTATTTCTCGCTACTAAAGACCATAATGAAACGAGTCCGATGAGACGATCGTCCTTTACGGAACAATTTCGTCTTACTCGGAGTGTTTTCAACACAGATCAGAAAAGGTCGTATCCCCTTTGTCTGACTATTACGAAAATGATCCGAACTACGCATCCAGATAAAACTGGATAAGGGCCTTCTTACCCTTAGCGGATTTAACAAAAGTTGATTCATGAACCTCTTATCTAGAGTATGAATGAAAAAACCTTTGGAAGATGTCCGTCCTCGTAGTTTATGGAGCACCGAGTCTTCGAGATTATGATTCAAAGTTGTTCTGATTAAGGAAATACTCAATAAAGCTATCAAAGCTTTTGAGGTAGATCCTGAGTTCATTACAAACCGAATCTTGCTTGTTAGTGGACTTCTCAGTTGACGCGAGATGTCAGGTTTTCTTCTATTACGGAAGAGATACTTGCCATACACCGCGGTTTCTGAAAGAGTCCTCCAAGCAATTGACTATCTAAAACAACTTACTTTGGATCCTGCAATTTATCATCTTGATGTTGATGAATTGGTTGATCTACTAGAAAAAGTTGAGACAGTTAGTCAAATTCTCTTGATTTCGGAGAAGAAAAAGAAGATCACTAAGCTTAGAGAGGATAACCTACGAACTATCCAGTTTATAAGTAAAACTTTAACTTGAAGATTTCGTGCGAATATCCACAATCAAAGATTTTTCGGCTGAGTAGAGATTCTTGAAAAATTAAAACAAGATGACCCTAAACAGATGCGATATATCTGAAATTGTCTCAATTTATTGTCGAAGAAATCATTTCCCGACTTTACTATCTTTATTCAAGATACTATAGTCGATAATGTTTCCAAGTCATATCATTGAGATCTGGCTTATGCTGCTCTAGGGATCCTAGTGCGCCGTCGTATAAATTCGGATTGACTTGATGTCTATCCTGAGTTTTACTTTTGCGCAGATGGGAAAACTCTAGCAACAACGTTCTAGAAAGCTCTTGTGTCTGGTGACCGTTGGTTTCGTAAAACCCTTGGTCTAGCTAACCCTTATGTCTCATGTAGGAGATCTCAACATCTAGAAGATGCAATGAGCGGGCCGGTCTGAAATAACCGGGCTCCTTGACCTACATGGAGGTATAAGTTCATCCATCACTATGAATCCCTCCGGGGTGAAATAGTTTCCCTAGTTATCAAGATATACCCTTAACTCCTGTAGAAGGAGAAGAATAGCACTTGATCCAGCGGACGTCTTTAACAAGGACCTATGACCTCTCACAAAAGGTGAGGGTGAGGACCCCAAAATTGAGTCTAAGCTGGTTTAAAATAGAGTGTGGTTTATTGCCACTAACTATGTCAAGGGAGATAATCAAACGATGGACGGCGAGCGAAGACAACATAGAACCTCTAAAATCGAAGCTGG